TAACGGCTGTGCTACCCTTATTCTACCAAATGCATCAGCCAACATTGGGTCATTAACCAATATTGATTGCTTAGAGCTAGAAGTATTTATTACTATACCCATTATATATAATTATATGCAACTAATAATTCAGCACCTGCATTAGTTGTGGTATCCCAAAATATGTTAGTTCCCTCATAATAATTCATAACAGCACCCGCTTCTAAGTTTAATGTTTCCCCTGGAGCAAGATCAGTGTAATTTGCCCCAGCATCTGTAGAAATCCTAGCATTAGCAGTTCCCACACTAGCAAAAGAAACAGATAATATTATTGGAAAACCAGTAAGATCACTATCTGAATTAGCAAATCTTCTGAATCCTGCTTGTACTATACCATTAGCTTGCTCAGTAGATAAAGTTACAGATACTGACTCATCATTTCCTTGTTGTCCTAGAGGGCCTTTAATATTAACATTTAAAACTGAACTAATTATACTCTGAAGTCCTTGTAGAACTTTCCACTGGAATGGTAGATTATTACCTTGGTTTCCTGTGTCTTTTAAATTTCCTATTGACATGGTTAATTAATTTGATATAATTCAAAGTATACATACAATCCTCCTGTCCAGTTAGCTGTATCAGCTTGTAAAGGATTTGCATTAAATAAGTTAAAATTCAAACCTGAAGCCATTCCTGTAGATAATAAATATGGAATAGCATTATCATCCGGACCTTGATTATAGTATAAAGAATACTGTATATAAACATTATCTCTATTAAATGGAGTAAGATCTAATTCAGGATTATTAATTGTAAAACTTGTTGATGTTGCAAATCCTGGATCAGGAGTTGTTCCTGGATCAAAGCCCATGTTTAAAACATCAATAATACCACGTGTAGTATTTACAGTAACAATATTACTTATTGCCATATCTATCTCATAGTAAGCAGTATTACCCTCACAACCTGATTGCACACAGTTTTTAAGAGTCATTCCATAAGTCTGATACTGATCATCTCTTCTGTTAAACCCAACATTAGCACCTAATGCTATTAGATCTGTGTTAGGGTCATTTGCTTTGGTCTTTACTAGACCTGCTGCTTTAGTATACAGCCAATTTAAAATATCCATGACTATTTATTTTTTAATTATACAGCAGTTGTACTTAATACACCAAGATCTGATACACTTATTCTAAATCTATTTCCAACTGGAGATGTTAAAATAAGTCCTCCTGATGGATCTTCTGATTCTATTGCTCCTGTTTTTACAACAAGATTTGCATCTGCATATGTTGCTAAACCATTACCAATAGTTACTTGACCATTACCTTGAATGATTAATCTTTCTGTACCTCCATGAGAAAACTTAATTGGAAAATTACCATTATGACTAAAGAATGCTGCTCTGTCAAATACAGGATTAGCATTAACAGGATTTAAACCAAAATTAAATGAACTAGAAGGAGTTTGCCATATATTGCTAACTGCAAATCCTGAGTTTGTTTGAACAGTGCGTATAGCTTGTGCATTTGTAGTTATAAGTAATGCATAGTTTCCAACATTTTGTGATGCTCCTCCAATACCAACTCTTGTACCACCTAAAGTAGGTGAAGGTGTTACTGCTAGTCCAATATGTGGTGCCCACTGGGTACCAGTCCAAACTTGAGTTTGACCTACTAGGAAGCCATTTGCTCCTGATCCTGATGGCCCTTGTATACCTTGGATACCTTGAGGTCCTTGAGGTCCTGTTGCTCCTTGTTGTGCTAATAAAGCCCAGTTAGTTAAATCTGAGTTAGGTGGAGTAGCCGATGGTCCTACAGGGTTAATACAAAACCAAGATGCTCCAGCATAACCTACAGCATCATCTACAACATATGTACCAGTAGCAGACCATGCACCTTGCCAGTTTAATCCTGCTGGACCTACTGGTCCTGGTACACCTTGAGGACCTATTGGACCTTGTGCACCTGAAGGAATTACTGAAGCTACTTGAGATGTAAAGTCTTGTACTGATATAGCACCTGTTAAGTATTCATCATCTCTTCTACCATCTTTAAGTGCAACAGGTAATAGAGATTGAGCAGGATCTACAGATGTTACTTGTCTGCGTCCTCTTATCCAAGAAATAAAATTAAGAATATCCATGATTAATGTTTTTATAAATATACACTATAATATACAAAAAATATTTTAAATAAAAAAATCCTCAGCTAAAAAACTGAGGATTAAGTTGCTTAACAGGTTAACAAGTTATTGCGGAAAAGGAGATGACAGAGTGTTAAGCAACTAAGTATCCCATTAAAAATGCTATTAATAACATAATTCCAATAAGCATATTTGCAAATTGTCTACCATATTTGTCATCTTCATAATGGTTATGCATCTTGTTTAGTATTGGCTTATTCATTGCATTTGCAATAAACCAAAATGCTAAAACAAAACATAACAATACAAATACAAGTATATATTTCATGTAGACAAATATAGCAAGAATATTTATTTATCCAAACTTTCTATTCTCTTTTGGAGATACACTATGGCTTTTTCTAGATCTTCTTTATATGCTCCCGGATTCTTTTTGCCAGCTCTTACTACATATTTAATGACATTACCTAAATAGAAATCTCTATCTAATCCCCAGGCTTCAAGTACTTGAAATACTTCATAAGGATTAGACTCTCCCCCATAGTATACAGGTCTAGGTCCTACAGATAATTTTACTACTCTATCAGTAAGATCTTTTGCGGGTCCAAAGCCAGTAGTTGTAATGTTAGTATTAGCTCCATATATTCCTTCTGCCATAGATGGATATGGAGATACCGGAGTTTTCTTTTCATTGTGCATGACTACCAGATTATAACAACATCACCTTCAGTAAGGAGAAGTCTAATCTCACCATCTATTTCTATTCTCTCAACAGTCTCCATGTTTAGAGCTCCTGTTCTTACATACACTTCATCACCTACAGCTACTTCTTCTACTTTATCTCCTATAGCATATACAGTAAGTTTACTCCAAAGCTTAGCAGCTTCTTGCATCATTGCTTCTTCATCTTTTGCAGACAGTTCAATAACTGACTTCTTTCTCTGTGGCACATTAAGCAATATAGCCCGGCCTCTTAGTTTTTTAAAATTACTCATTACTTATTTTTTAATGTTAACACTTTTACTACTGACATAGATGCATTTAATATTTCTCCTAATGCATGGTCAAAGAGTAAGCTTTTAAGGGGCCCTCTTTCATTCTCATAATCTGTCTTTAAGATCTCAGCCATTTCTGCTGCTAGTAACTTTACTTTAGTTACTGTAGTATCATCTAGATTGTCTGGATCTAATCCCATCAACTGATGTCCAAATGGAATGATCTTGTGCTCTATTATTTCAGAGGCTTGTTCTGGTACACTGTACGTTGGTTTTTTTTCACTCATATTATTTGTTTTAAATTATGCATCATATTTCTGCTTGGTGGATACCTTAGATTCTTCCAGTTCTTTGTCTTCAGGAAGAGAGTCTAAGATAGTCAACTTAATCTTTTCTAATAAACCTATAAGAGCTAGATTACCATATGCTTCTTCATGTAGCCTAACTTCTAGACCCTTTTCTTTTTCTGTTATACTTAACAGTGCTTTCTCTGACATATTTAATAATTTACTTAGTTCATCATAGAGCTCCCGGGCACGGAAGTTATCCATACCCTGATCCCTAACTTCTTCAGTTAGCTTTTTCCACAACAGCTTTTGCTGGGCAGTCATTAGTAAATAAATAATTAGGAGTGGTTGCTCTCATGGTTTGTTGGTAACACAAATATATAAACTATTTTAATTTAAACTAAAAACCCCAGAAAATTTTTCCAGGGCTTTCAGAACAAATCAATTAATTATTATGTTATGAACACTACAAATATACAAATTTATTCTGTATCATAAAACATTCTATCAGAATCTTCTGTATGCCACTTGTCATATCCCTCACAATTGTAGTAATCTTTATTTACTAAATAATCTGGTCTCTCTGGAAAAGGCTTAGTAACAAAGCTAGGCTCTGACCACTTAATCCGGTTGTTAGGTTGTAGTGCTATCTGTCCATTATCTAGTAATATAATATGATGACTCTTATGTTCTAATGCATCTTCAGCTAGAGATAGATCTGTGTTCATATCATTGGCTCCCCAGTTAATTGTAGCATAGTAACTACCCGGGTGAAACTTATGGTCCTTCATATACACTTCTACTTTAGTATCATATACATATGATAGATGTAGTAAAGTAAAGTTATAACTGAAACAATTCCATATCTGTAAGAAATGAAAAGGTAGATCTGGATCTGGTAGTTTAGGTTCAGTAAGTAAAGCATGACTTGGTAACTTATCCCTAAGCACTCCATTCTCTAACAGTACCTGGAACAATGCAGCTTGCCCCGGCATACATCTAACTGAAACTATCACCCCCGGTGTAAATTCTCCAAGACCTTTTTGGTGTTGGTACATGTACTCATTCCTAACAAATACCTTGAGAGGAAAAAAGTTATGTTCTATATATGCCATATGTTATTTCTTGAAGAACCCTTTCTTAGGTTGCTCCTTCTTATCAAACCCTAACTTCTCTATAATCTTGTTAGCTTCATCTTCTGCAAAACCTATAGCTTCTTCTTCCTTGTCTTTGATATTCCAGTTATCAAGTAAGATTGCCATATGCATAGCCTCATGCATAACTGCGGTAGCTTTCTCTGTAATAGAATACTTCTTGAATGTACCTAGATTAATAAACAAGAATGGTAGATAAGGTTTCTTAGCAGTAAGCTTCTTATCTTTAGGATCATAGTTACACCATCCATAAATATAAACCCCGTTGCCTACAGTCTTATCTACTTCCTCTGCCTGAGCATCTTTACGGTTTAACCCGTGCATCTCTTCTACATCATAGTAGTCAAATATAGTTGTAGCATCTTCTCCAGCAAGGAGCACATACTTACCCATGTCATACTTTTTCATACTTACAAATATATATACAATATTATAATAAACAAAAAACCCCAGTACATTATACCAGGGCTTCTTGCTGTAGCAATTTTAAAATACTGAAATGAAAGTTTATTAGCATAACAAATATACAAATAAATACAAGACTAAAAAATTTTTAGGTAAAATAAAAGTATTGTATTAGAGGTTGAGATGGAGCCCCACCAAACAGGCCCCCGGGCCTCAGCCGCATGGTGGTCCCCCCCATGCTTTTGTGAGCCCTTTGCCTGTATATGCTGGCCAAAAACATTTTTTACTATGTAAAAAATATCCTTTTCCTTGTTCCAACTTTCCTTCTCCTGTCCAACCCTAAATTGAATTGGATAACCAATTAAATTTATTTGTATGAGCTTAACAGCTAAGTTTGCACGTTCATACACTAGCAAGGCTAGTGGAGAACGTAGAGCCATTTACACGGTAAATGGACCAACCAAAGAACTTGAAGCCTATAAGGCCTTTCAAGGTTCTTATGGTGTGGATAAGGAAGGTAATGCGATCATCTTTGCAGATGCACCCATTGACCGTTCCAAACTCTACAATATCATCTACTCTGAAGAGTTAGATAGATATTATGTAGATTTTAGTTACTTACAAGATGCAAATGCAACTGTATCAACCGCTAAAAAGCGTTTGACAGCTGAATTAGCATCTGAAGTAATCCGCATGGAAGCGGTGGAGCTCCGGGGAGCACCACGTTCCATTGCTCAGCAAAGTTCAGTAGCCCCTGAAACAGCTAAGGCTGCATCAGAGTCTGCTGACTTTGAAGCTGAGATTGAAGGATCTACAGAAGCATCTGAAGAAGCATCTGAAGATTAATCAATCTACAGCTAAACACCTGCAAGACTAACGTCTTGTGGGTGTTTTTTTTCTTACTGTCCTTTTTTTCCAACCCTTTATTTAAATAGGATTTTATCCACGCACGGTTGTAGGTTGTGGTTACTCAGTTAATTACTCAATCTACTCAATTTGCTTTATTATATTAATATATATATTTAATATACATAATGTGCATACTCAGCGTGGAGTAGACTGATACTTAGTTTACATATATGTATAGAATGTACTATATATTTTATGTGTAAGAAGGTGTTATTATGGTGGTGAGTATCAATCTCTCAACACTATTATACCTACTGAATACACTATATATTATATATATATTCTATTATTATAATAGTATATGGCTAACCACAGCATCAGTATAATCCAGCCTATTACTTATCTATACTATTACTATCATTATATAGTATGTTAGTTAGTTTAACACAGTAAAGGCTTCCGGAATTGTATTTATTCCACAAATATTATGAGACATATGTCTTGAAGGTTAGCTGATTGACCACGTACGGAAACCAAATCAGATATGTAGTAAGATTTCTACTTCCATGTATAACAGGTTGGCATGGCAACATTTTACATACTTAAAGTATTAGCATTTGAACAAGAGTTGAAACATTATACAAATGCAACACATATCCTGAGCATGATATTAAACTGCTTATTTTTTGTATTTATTCACCT